TGCCCCTCTTCGGGTTCGCCCGGCGGAGTTTGCAGGAAGCAAAAACAACTTTCGTGCATAGTCTAGCCTGCTCTACTACGTTTTCTGCTAGGCACCCGCTATGTACCTACGGGGCATAATAACGGTTCAATAATGCGCCTTGCTATGCACTCAACCCAAGCGGGGATAAACCCCGGTTAGGAACCTTTACCCAAGCAACTATTTTAAGCGCGGGGTTGGTTTCCTCGCCCGCTTACCGTGATTAATCACGGCTTGACTCGTTTCGTGGAACGCGTCGCAACGCGTCCGGCTTGGTAATCTTTGCGGCCAGTCGATGGCCTTGCGCGCTTTTAAGGGTACGCCCTAGCTTTGGACGTTTGAAAATGCTACTTGCTTCCTTTTACTCCGGCGATTGTGTGTCGCCTTCGTGGCGCGCTCCGGCTAGATTTATACCTACGTACAAAAGTAGGTACGGTTGATTCACCGGATAGCAGTTTGATTTTGTGCGCCTCAATTTGTATCTTCCCCACTACAGGGAAACCTAACAGGCCTTTCATGCGCTGGCGTGTCTAGGTACGGCGAGTTCAAGACTCCTGCGTTTTCCTGCTTTCACTTAGTCGATGCTCCGCAAGTCGCGGTAGGCGGTATTCATCGAGTAAGCTACTAGCATACGCCCCCGGGATACTTCTTTTCGTGCGGGATGCAACCCCACGCACGCCGGGTAATTTGCCGTTTGCTATTTCAAAGAGCGTTTGTAGTCTGCCCCGTTAGCCGCGTCCCGAAAGATACGGACCTAACGCGCGGGCGGTAAGCTGGATGCTGTCCTACTGCGGACATACGTTTCACGGTATGCCGTCTCGTTAAGTCTCCGTCCTGCCGCTTGAATAAAACCCTACGCCTTTTCGTTGGGCTTTGTCAAGTATCAGGACGTTTCTTTTTTTCCAGGTGTTGCGCGAAGGGGAACACCAATTTAAAGCGTAGCCGTTGGTAGCACTACGCTACCCGCTGCAATTCCCTGTTTTCGTCCACCTTGTAAATCTGTAAGTGCTGCAACTTCTCCACAGTGGTCCCGAAGGATTCCGCGAACAGCCGCCGCGCTTCTGAAATTGTCCGGGCTTCTACCTCGATACGGTAAGGCCTATCGTCTTCATCCGCTCCCGCCAGCTTGTGAATTGCCACAAACACGACAAGGCGTCCTTCGATGTTAGCCGGTATGGCCGTTCGCTGTTGCGCTCCGTTTACAGGCGCTGTTTTCGTTGCGCGGCCCTTGCGGGTCCTGCTGACCTCCAGCCGTGCGATACTCACAACTTCTGGGCTTGGCTTCACCTCCACCACGTTGCGATGGACTACCTTACCCTTCCGGCGTGTAACTGTCAAGACTTCCCGGCTAAGAGCTTCGCCCCGTGCCAGCTTCTTTAACAGCTTCACATAGCACTTGCGGCAAAGGCCGTTGTCAAGCCTTTCGTGAACCGCTCTTTTGATTCCTTGGCAAGCCCCGTCAACGTCTGCCGTCTTGCGGGCATCCGCTGGCAAAGACCAACGCCCTTTCGTACCGCGATGATACATATACTCGCTTCCCAGTGGCAGGCTATACTTGCTGACCTTTACGCCCGCTTGAACAGCTTCCGCGCGCTGGGCTTCCGCTTCATGCGCTAGGTAGCTGTTTACGTCAAGCTGCGCCACGGCCATATGTCCAGGCCTACACGGTTCGCTTTCACGTATTCGATACTCCGCGTGGCATATCTTGCATCGTTGCGTTGCGTGGCCTGCTCCGTTGTTCAGACTGTAGACCCGCTGGGGTGTGAGTCCAAAACTTGGCACGTCCGCGCCGCTAATCACTCGTTCATTTGTCTGTTCAATCCGCCGGTTTGCCATAGCTCGCCACCTCTTTGTATGTGTGACTTCTACGGGTTGCCGACTGCGCTTGTGGGTGTTCCCCTTCCGCGCTTCACCCTGATTCAACTGTCAAAGAACGTGTAAGCCTTTTGTACCTGACTACTGCGGCCTTGTCAAGGCCTTTTCGTCACCGTCTTGCAACTTTTCTCTCTCTTGTCTCTCTCTCTCTCTCTCTCTTTCTTGTCTCTCTATGCCTACTCTAATGCAGACCTCATGCCAAAGTCTAAAAAGATAACAAAGTCAAGAGGTTACAGCGTGCCAACACTGCACAACTAAAAGCCCAGCAAAACCAGCCACTTACAAAGTCTAAACATTTCAACTGCTTACGTGCTACTTGTGCAAAAAGGCTACTCCATTTGTGCAACCTATGTGCAAAACCGAACAAACGTTGTGCAAACACCCATGCCAACCGAACAATGTTCTGCAAACCTTGCACAAGTCCGCTTGACTGTTCGGTCAACTTTGCACATGTGCGCCTAAGTGTGCGGATTTGTTGAGTAAACCCGTAAATCCTCCGGGCCCCCCACCGCGCCGATGACCCGAAGGCCTCTGTTTTGGTGTATCCCCCAGATACATCCGTCCACCGTCGCCCTGTGCATTTACCCGCACATACCCCCGGGGGGTATACCCAGAAAATCCTCTTGTCCTACCGTACCCCCGGAGGGTACCCCCTGCCACCCCGAGGCCCCAGCCAGGCCGTCTCACGGGTAACGAAGGACCTACATCCCAAGCAGATATATAATATTCACTCTAGGATACTTCTATTTCTCTCTGTAATGCCCCTAGAACGAACGTTAGCACATTTAGTGCGTAATTACTTATTAAGTACTTATCGATGTATTAAAAGGCATTTAAACGAGAAGCGGGTATATGTTACCTAAGGTCGGAGGTATTTAGTTATAAGCAAAGAAAAAGGCCTAGGTTAACTTAATAACCTAGACCTTAATTAAATAATTAAAAATTATAATAACAGCAACTACTAAAAGAGCATTACCTAAGAAGATCCTGTTTACTTAATAAACTACATTAAGCCTTAGTTACTTATTTCATAGTTACTAAGAAACCTGTAGTCTTTCTTTAGGATCCATAGGTATAATTTAATCTTTTACAAAGTCAATAGGAGGTACTTGGTTATAAGGATCTTTAACCAACTTAGGTGTTTTAACACTGTTACTTCTTCGACTTGCAAAAGCATGTGTTCGGGGTTTTATACTTGGATCTTTACGACCAGAAACCCAAGCAACGCCCGCATACTGCTTGATAGTTCCATTGTGTCGAAGTTTATCCAGACTAAATTCCAGGTACTTCATGTCAGGAAATATATCATACCAATCAAGATTTGTTGTAGCATATAATTCCTTTTGAAATTTCTCAAAAGCTCTAAAGTACTGTGGAACATGTTGATATTTATATGGTGTGTACATACGCGGATTCAAGTACCAGTGTAGAAATGGAGCAGGCCTAAACAGAACTGTATGATGTTCTTTGTTAGGTTCATCTTGCAGTGCTGGGTGTTTAGAATACCAAGGCTTTTCAAATGTTTCAGTATCTCCCACGAACTGTCCAAGGTACGGTATATCAACAATCTCCCCATTCCGAACATGGTGAATGACAAAGAAACTGTACAACTTTAGAAGTCGTACAATCTCTTCCCGGGGATATAAACTATATGGTTCTAGATCGTCTACAAGTTTTGACCAAGGTATTTTTTTCGACATCTTTCCACGAAAAAGTTTGCTGCGTTTCGTGAAAGGTACGTACGGATTGATTGAAAACTTGTAATGATTTCTTTCGTTTAAAGACCCGCGTTGCGTGAGTCTAAGATCGAATTTAAGTTTACCTATCATGACTTTGCGTAAAAATTATTTTTTCTTCGGAGCAGTTGACTTAGTGTTAAGATACATATGAGTAGCGGCTGCTTTAAGTAGAGCCTCTTCAGCCTTAGAAGAATTTGCAGGGATACCTTTCGACATGACATCAAAGATAGCTTGCTTGGCAACATCCGGGTGCTGCAAACGATCAGCGGCTTCAATGAGATAAGCACGACGCTCAGCCAAAGACTCTAGAGAGTTTTCATCAAAAGCATTTCCTGTATCGAACTCTTTTTGCATTGTAGGATTATTTATAGCTTTATAATCTAGAGCATGTTGCAATTCATGCGGTATGAGAGCAGACACGTAGTTACCATGTGCAAGATCTCCACGTAATCCTATATTGTTAAATCCAGGTTCATAGGCAGCATATGCATTGAGATCTTTAAGATTCTTGGTGTTATCTTCGACAGTCGTATTTGCAATATCAGGTACTAGACGATACAGTTCAGGAAAAGAAAGATATTCTTTTATAGTCGGGTTAGCGTCTTTTTGAAGTATCGCTTGCTGTAGTTTGGCCATATCTTCGACAGAAGATTGATCATCGGTTACGTAATCCATGTACTGTCCAGGTGCACGGACAATGTGGGAAGCATCAAAGATAAGACCAGCAGGCATACCTTTTTCTTCCATACGAAGTGCATCTTTGGCATGACTAGCTAATTCAGGTGTGGCTATTGCGGTTGGAACAAGTTCAGGCATAAACAGATTAACTCCTAAATTTTATAGGTAAAACTACCTCTAATATAATATATAAATTAAATCTGTAAAGTATAGATCTTGACAAACAAGCATATGTTAATATACTATAATTAGTAGCTCACTGGCACCGGCGCTACCCTTGCGTCCAAAGTCAAACGCAAAGTCCTTAGGAGAACAGGTTTAGTTTTAAAATGATACTAAGGAATACTTTAGAACCTCCCATGATGAAGCTACTAAAAAGTCTTCTGCCGGTGGTGCTTAGCACAGTTATAGGTGTGGGTAGTTCCTTGATCACGATGCGTGTTCAGGTTGAATCTATAACTGCAGCACTTACTGCTTCACAGAAACAAAACGAACAAATCGCTTCTGACGTAAAAGAAGTAAAAAATCAGCAGCGAGACATATTTCAAATTTACTATCTACCTAATAAAAAAGAGTGGACAGACATCAACGAGAAAGTGCAGAGATCTGGCGCTGACATTGAGAACATGCGCCGTGACATGCAAACTATGCGTGAAGACATAACTCGTTGTATGTATAGTCAAATACCTAGGGGTTATGGTCGTGGAAAATAACAGTAAAGTTTCGGTTAACACAAAGGAAATGAAGCCGCTTACCCCTAGCAGCAATCTCGACAAAAAGACTTCTCGTGCGATTGAGTTGCAGAGGCAGCTTCAGTATAAACTAAAATTTAATGTTGTTGATGAACTTATTGATCTATATCGGGATCCTGACACAAAGGCTTCCGATCGTAGGGCCATCCTTACGGACCTTATGCGCTATCTGTATCCTCAGCTCAAAGCTATGGAAATCGATCAGCGCGAAGGTGAGAAAATTAATGTCAACATCATGTTCCCTGACAACACTACAAAGAACGTAGACGTTGACAAAGCTATCGCTGATTTCAGTGACGATGACAAGAAGGCGTAACAGTAATAAGTATTATGGATATTAATTATCACGTAACTCCTACATTTTCTCGTATACACAGAGACTTCAATCCGTACATTTTTGTGATGGGTCCTGTGCGTTCTGGTAAATCTTCCGGATGTGTGTTTCATTGTTTTATGAATGCTTGCGCACAGAAACCGGACAGCGACGGAGTGCGGCATAGCCGATACCTAATTGTTCGTGATACTTACCCCGCACTGAAAACAACAATTCTTAAGACTTGGATTTCTTGGTTTAAAGATCGCATCAAGATTACTTACGACATTCCTATTCGTGCTGAGATTAAATATGGTCTAGATGACGGAACTTCCATTCATATGGAACTTGTTCTTATTGGCGTTGACAATGCTCAGCAGGTTGAGAAACTAAGATCTCTAGAAGTTACTGGTTGTCACATCAACGAGGCTGCTTCTGTCGATCGTGAAGTTTTTCAGATGATTAAGACTCGTATCGGTCAGTACCCTTCCGAGAAAGATGGCGGTGCCGTTCATCCGTTTATTATTTGTGACTATAACGCAGTGGACACAGATCACTGGTTGTACAAATTGGCGGAAGAACAAAAACCTGAAGGCCATAGTTTTTATCGACAACCCGCTGCTGTTCTACTAGTTAACGGAAACTACATAGTAAATCCGGAAGCTGAAAACATAACACGAGTAGAGAATGGTGTAGAGATAAAAGGCGTCGAGCCTGAACGTTATATGATGATGTGCATGGGATCTGACCCAGATTTTATTTATGTCAACTTGATGAATAACTACGGCGACGTTAGACACGGCAAACCTGTTTATAAAGATTATAATGATCTTGATCATCTGGCAAAACATGATCTAGAAGCAGCAGAAGGTATACCAATTATTGTTGGTATGGATCAGGGACTTACTCCTGCTGCTGTTTTTACACAGCAACAACTGGATGGAACAGTTCTTGTTCTGCGAGAAATAACTACCTCTGATTGCGGACTAAAAGAATTTTGTCAGGATTATTTGTGGCCTACGATAGACACATATTTTCCTAAACACAAGAAAAACTTTCATGTTGTTTGTGATCCTGCTACTGTTCAACGATCTATGAATGACTCTAGAGCAGGCACGGATATACTTAGGGAATGCGGCATACCTTTTAGAACTGCCAAGACGAATAGTTTCCTGGCGCGTAAAGAGGCAGTAACCCACTTCCTCAGGCTTAACCGAAAGTTTTATCTTGATCCTCGCTGCAGGGTTCTTCGCAAAGGTTTTCTTTCCGAGTATAAGTTTGACGAGATGCGTTCTAGTCAATCTGATATATTTAAAGATCGCCCTGCAAAGAATGAATACAGCCATCCGCATGATGCTTTGCAATACGCAATGCTTGAATACTATCACAATGCTTCAAAGAAACACCTGAAATATACTCGTAAACAGTATAAAGCAGGATCTGAAATAGGCGGATACTAATGGCTATTACTAGAACAGTTAAAAGTTCGGCTGATTCCGAACAGATCAAGCGTAACACAGAGCTTGAGACTCGTATTCAGAAAGTTATCGAGAAGGCCACAGATCAGATTGTTAGTAAAAAGACAAACAATGCTGACGATTCTTCTCCTGACAGCATGGCCAAAGTTATCCGTGATAGATTTCAAGAGGCTGAAGTTGCACGTAAAGACATCGAACAGCGTTGGTTGAAAGATCTTCGTCAGTATCGCGGTCAGTACGACCCTGAAGTTCTGTCTCGTATAGGTAAAAATAGGTCTAAGGCTTATATCCGCATTACTAGAAACAAAGTTAAGACAGTAGATTCTCGACTTCTTGATCTTTTGTTTCCTGCTAATGGCGGAAGAAACTGGTCTATTAAACCTACAGTTCTTCCTCAACTAGATCAGCAGACCATGCAGGCTCTTCTTACCACAATTCAGCAGTCCGGTACACAAAATGTTACTAAGGATATGCTAGAAGTTGCTACTACTAAGATTGCTGAGCAGCGTGCAGTCAATATGTCCACCGTTATTGAGGATCAGTTGTCTCAGATGGCGTACAGAGACATAATGAGAGACATTCTTCACAGTGGAAATTTATACGGTACTGGCATTCTTAAGGGTCCAATGGTTATGCTTGGCAAATCTCGTCAGTATCAGCAGGTTCAGGACGATAAAGGTTCTACTAAATGGGAACTAGAGGTTACGGATCAACTTCTTCCGTACATTGAGAGTGTTCCTGTTTGGGATTTTTATCCCGACATGACTGCTACTAAGCTAGAAGATTGCCGGTTTATCATTCAACGTCATAAGATGAGTAAGAAACAGTTGCTTGAGCTGTCTAAGCGTACAGACTTTATGTCTGATCGTATTTCTAGTTACATAGAAAACCAGAAAGACGGCGACTGGGAAGATAAGTATTTTGACACTAATCTAAAAGAGATTGGTGATCGTTCTTCTGGTGCATTTAATGAGAAGAAATCCGGTCGCAAATATGAACTTCTTGAATACTGGGGCTACATGGATGCCTCGGATCTAGAAGATATCGGAGCAGATGTTCCAGATAATCTTAAAGGTGAGGTTGAAATTGCTTCTAATGTTTGGATTCTTGGTAATAAAATAATAAAGGCTTCCGTTAGCCATCTATCTGAAATACAGTGGCCTTTTTATGTTTATTATTATGACAAAGATGAGACTTCCATCTTTGGTGAAGGTATTCCTTCCATCCTACGTGATGTTCAGGAGCTGATTAACAGCTCTTTTAGAGCTATGTTGGACAACGCAGCCATTACTGCAGGTCCTCAGTTTGAGGTCAATGTTGACATGCTTGCTGAGGATGAGGATCCTACGGATATTTATCCTCTAAAAGTATGGTTGCGTACTGGTGAAGGTGCAGATGCTGCACAGGAAGCAGTACGTGTTAAGAACGTTACCTCGCACACACCCGAATTTTTACAGATGTGTCAAGCTTTCGAGAACTATGCTGATGAAGTAACGACTATTCCTAGATACATGTGGGGTGACAACACTCCAGGTATTAGTAGGACATCTTCTGGCATGTCTATGCTGATGGGTTCTGCTAATATCACCATCAAGGATCAGGTTAAGAACTGTGATGACGGCATCACTTCTAAATTTATTGATGGTATGTATCACTGGAACATGAAGTTTAACACAGATCCTGACATTAAGGGTGACTTTGATATCATAGCAGAAGGAACTACGTCCCTAATTGCTAAAGAAGTCTATAGTCAGTCTCTTATGCAGTTTGCACAGATGTCCGCCTCTCCAATTTACCAGCCTCTTGTTCGCAGTGACTCTATCCTGCGGGCAATTGCTGATGCTTTGGATCTAAGTGACAAGAATCTCGTACTTTCTCAGCAGGAAGTGCAGGCTAATCAGCAGGCGGCTCAACAGCAGCAAGCTCAGGAACGCGACTTCATGCTGCGTATGACTGAAACTGCTAGAAAGTTTGGAACTTCTCCTGCAGACATGATTGCTTCTATGCAGCAAGCATACTCTGACAAGCAGAACATGATGCAGCAGGCTGCACAGCAGTCCAATCAGGCTGCACCCGCGCCTGCTGGAGCGCAACCCAATGAATAAAGAACTATTTTCTAGCCGTAGGCGCAGGCTTGCGGCTGCTATGAAGGCTTTGACTAACTCTGATGCTGGTAGAGTTGTTGTGTCGTACCTTCAAGCCCAACTCGACTACAAGTTGTCACGTCTTATTGAGTCTTGCGACGAAGAAGCAGTGACTATTAGAGGCGAGTTGAGATGTTTAAAAGATTTGCTTTCCGTAATGGAACAGGGTGATACCCCGCTAACGGACAGTATTAAAACCCAAATTACTGAGATAGCTTAGGGCCCTCAGTAGGAGAAAAAATGAGCAAAGATGCGAATGATATCAGCGTCGAAGACGCCTTCGATCAGTTGATGGCAGACAATGGACACTCGGATGACGAGCCCACTGAAAGTTCTGCTACTACTGAAACTGGAGATACGGAACAAAGCGCTGACGCTAGCACTGATACAAACACAGAAACCAC